GAAGCAATGGCTTGCGGAGTCCCTAGAATCATCAATGAAAACGGAGGAAACAGAGAAATAGAGGTCGTCCCATGGTCAAATATCGCTAACCAACTCATAAAAACGCTATGGCCAAGCAAAAAGTGAAGTGTCCATTCGAGCCAGCTAAAGGAAAGTTCATCGCCGAGGAGGTAGTGATAGGGAGTAAAGACGGCATCCTCTTACCGGATAGCCTCAAACAGAAGCGAATGGTTGTATTGGAATCAGCTTTAGAGGGCGTAGAGGCAGGCGATCAGCTCGTTATTGACGCTCAGACAGCATTTCAGGTGGTACATGAGATGAAAACCTACTGGATATTCGGTCAGAACGACTATTGCGCAAAGTGGAAGAAATAGCGTATGGATATAAACAAATACGCCGCTCTTCAAAAGATAATCGAAGAGATGGAAGAAGAGAACGCCAATGGTAAAATCATCCTTTTCATGGAAGACGGAGAGGTGAAAGCCGTAGAGGTTGACAGAAAAGTAAAATTACTCTTGCATATTTCACAGCCCTTGGTATAATAAAAGTAATCCAGTCTCAGACATGACGAAGACGGGTCCCCACTGTAGGGGTCCGTCTCTTTTTTTATCGGCGATTGGTTAATCCATCGACGGCACTAAAGGCATCAGTCCCTCCTAGATTCGACCCTAGAGAGCACTAGCCACTCGCCGAAAGAACAAGAAATGGAAGGTGATTGGATCGAAGAAATGATTATACGGGAGGCGACTCCAAGAACTGCTCGGAAAGAAACTGTAGCAGAATTTGCTGCGAAATGGGGTATAGCGGAAAGTACCTATTACTACCAGTCCTCCAATCCAGACAATGAAAAGAAGATAGTCGAACTTTGCTTTAAACAAGCCAAAAAGAGAGCGCCAGAAATACTAGAGAAGCTCGGAGATAAAGCGAGTGAAGGAAATGAGAAGTCAATGGAGATGTTTCTGAAACTCGTATTGGAAAAAGCAGAGAAGAGCGAAGTCAAAGTAAATGATGGAGTAGACGACAAAGAGTTCGATTCATTGATGGCTAGCTATGCAAGACGAAAAGAAGGTAGCAGTCCTGAAGAAGTTATTTGAAAGGGATATTGAGAGCTTCGGGGCATTTTTCTTCAAGAATCACTTAAGAAAGAAAACCCCTGATTTCCACAGGGAGATATATCGGATGTATGAGGACGAGAGTAAGAAGCGTGTTGCGTTAGGAGCGCCACGCGGACACTCGAAATCAACTATAACCGATCTGGTCTATCTCGCTTGGGTAATCGTTCACAAGAAAGCGCATTTCGTTCTCTTGGTATCGGACACATATTCACAAGCGACACTGTTCCTTGAAGCTTTAAAATCAGAGTTTGAAAGCAACGAACGGCTAACTCGGTTCTACGGGAAGCTCACATCTGATAACTGGTCAGAAGGAGAGATTGTCTCGAATGGAGTCATGGTAAAGGCTTTAGGGGCTGGTATGAAGGTCCGTGGCCTAAAGTTCCGTGAATACCGCCCAGAACTTATCCTCGTTGATGACTTGGAGAACGATGAGCTGGTAGAGAACAAAGACCGCCGCGAGAAGCTCGAACGCTGGTTCAATGGAGCCTTGATACCTTCTCTAGACCGTGACGGACGAGTCATCATTATCGGGACCATTCTCCACTACGACTCGCTCTTGGCTAAGATGCTCGACCAGGAAAAGTACACCGAGTACGAAAAGCGTACTTACCGTGCACTTAATGGCGGACAGTCTCTCTGGCCGGAACACCTCACGGTAGAGGATTTGGAGAAGATTAAGCAGGAGTACATCGAAAAAGGCCAAGCCTCACTCTTTTTCTCAGAGTACATGAATGACCCGATCGACAAAGAAAGCCAGGAGTTCAAGAGAGAGAACTTCCAATACAGGACATGGGACGAACTCAGTAAGCTCCAAACGAAAGGCTACCTCACCATAGACACAGCCATTTCTGAGAAGGCAAGCGGTGACTATACCGGGTTCGCTCTAGTCTTTGTGGATAGGGAGAATAAGTGGACAGTTAAAGCGTGGCACGAGCGACTTAGCCCAAAGGCCCTGATAGACAAGATATTCGACCTCTACCAAGCATTCAGAATAGACACAATAGGAATTGAAAAGACCATTTACTTACAAGCAATCAAGCCGTTCCTAGACGACGAATGCAGATTGAGAAACATATTCCCAAGAATCGTTGAACTCGAACACAATCAACAGGCAAAGGAAACAAGAATTAGAGGACTTATCCCACGGTACGAATCAAAAAGCATCTTCCATCTCCAACACGAATGCACAGACCTTGAAGAAGAACTCCTGACCTTCCCGAAGGGAATCCACGATGATGTAATCGACGCCTTAGCCTATCAAACGCAAATCACTCAGCCCGTAATGAGCCAGTACAAAGTCAAAACCTACTAGGATGACAAAGCAATGCACAAAATGTAAGAAACGAAAGAGCCTCCTGAGCTTTTTCTCCGATAGACAGAAAAGAGACGGACTTACATCGCACTGCAAAGTTTGTAAGAGGACGACACACTTGAGTTGGTACTGGAAAAACCAAGACGAAAGGAAAGAAAAAAGTGGTAAGTACTATAAGACTAAATCTGGAGAAATAAAGAAATACGGTAGGGAGAGGTATAGGGAAATAGTGAACGAAATTTTTGAACTACTCGGCGAGAAGTGTTCTCGGTGCGGGTATGAGGATAAACGAGCTATCCAGATAGACCATGTAAATGGTGGCGGTAATAGAGAGAGAGTGGCTAGGGGTAACACAGTCCAGATTTACAAGGACATATTAGATGGCGCCAGGAACGGTAGTAAGGACTTTAAGCTGCTGTGTGCTAACTGCAACATAATCGAAGGCATAGAAAAAGGATACAAGAAATCTATATGGCATCAAAAGTAGAAACCATAGAGCAAATAGCCATTGAAACACTCCGTCAGCACGACGACTCGTTCAGCGAACTGAAAGAACGCTGGGCTTCTTTGTATAACCGCTTTGAAAACAAGCTACGGGCTGGTTCAATTACGGCTGAGACTGAAGCGAAAGTCCGTCTCGGTCAGGCGTATGCCCTTGTGGAGAATGGCGTTTCACGAATCATGGCGCAGAGTCCTCGCTTCCGTTACCTCGCTAGAGAGAAAGGTGACACGAAGTCAGCCGATCTCTACAATGAGTTCTCAGAATATCAGCACGACCAAGCTCGGAGCCAGGAAAAGTACGAAGAAGCCGCTAAATGGGCTCTTATCTGCGGTCTTTCAGGAATGAAGATGGGTTGGAAGACTGAGCGCATAGTCAGGAAGAAGCGAGCAAAAGAGGCTATCTTTGGGAAAGTCATTACTGACCCAACCCTTGTGTCCGTCATGGACAAGCTGAACTTTGGAAAGGATGTGAAAGTGGAGGAGGCAGAGGACATTTCTACCTGGACGATAGACGTTATCCGCCCGTTTGACCTCATCTGGGATAAAGAAGCAACCGACCCAGAGAATGCTATGGTTCTTGGTTTCAAGGCCCGAAAGACCATGCGTTGGCTCAAGCAGAACGGATACGACACAGAGGCGTTTGAGGGAACGCTCAAAGCATCGGGAGATTACTGGAAGAAACAAGTCTCAGCGTATAAAGAGGGGACCGATACGACCATAATTGTAGAGAACATTGTCTGTGAGGTAGCCGAGCTTTATGTCTCTTACCTAAACGAGCAAGGAATTACAGAATACTGGGTAGTAACGTTAGCTGGTGCGGCTGACTCGAACATCAAGCCAGTGTCTTTGAAAACAGAAGAGAACCCATACGACAAGAAGTTCGCTCCGATAGCAATTTTCCGGCCAATGAAGCGACCAGGAAAGTTCTATGGTTTCGGAATCATCGAGCCGGTCGAGTCGGTCATTGACGCCGAGGAAGACACGCTCAACATGACCATCGAGCAAGGCTGGGTAGACCTTTCTAAGCCGATTGAGTTTGACCCGAACAACGTTCTTGACCCAGACGGTATCCGCTACGGTGCCAGAGTCGCTATCCCTGTCCGTGAGATCGGGAAATCTGTTGGTGTTCTACAGACTGCAACCCCAAATGCCGGTGTCTCTTCATTCCTCATGGGGTACCTCGAAAAGACCAAGCAGAACGTTTCAGCCATTACGGATTATCAGACTGGAGCGAATCAGTACAACAAGGGCGCACAGACAGCAACCGAAATCAATACGAAGACTTTTCTCTCAGACCAGAGAATCAACAAGATACTCAGGGCATTTGAAACAGATATGCTTGAGCGGACTGGACGGATGGCACTCTGGCTAAACCAGCAGTATCTACAGGACACGGCGAAGGCGATATTCCGAATCCTCGGGAAAAAGGGTCAGATGCTAGAAAAGGAAATCAAGTTTAAGAACATTGAAGCTATTAAGGACTTGGCTGTCGTCCTTGGTTCATCAGCATATATTATGCAGACTGAAATGCGTAACAAATGGTCTTCTCTGCTCCAGCTCATGGCTCAAGAAGCAGTCTTGCCTCCTGGAGTCGGTGTTCCGCTCATGCGCGAGTACGCCTGGGAACGCCTAGCTGAAGAGGGCTACGGTATTAAAGACACGGAAAACCTCATCCCATCTCTCAGAGAACGAGAAGAAGCAACCGTCCAGAAGAAGCTCGCAAACCTAGAAGACGCCAAGCAAGAGAATCTCGATCCGGCAACGGCAAGAGTTCTCCCCGATGACATCCATTCAGTCCACATTGCGCTTCACAAGGCTGCTCTCCAAGGTCAAGGCGCTCCTGGCCCAGATGGGCAGACGATTCCTTACACTCCTGAACAGATGGTCCTCATGACGTCTCACTTGAACGCCCATGTCGCCGCGGTGGGAGGACAGATGAGCGGTACGAACATGGCAATGGAACAGGCAGTCGGACAACAGATTCAAAATCAAGTAACACCTCAACAGCAACCAAATGGACCCGTACAGTAAATATCTCGAGGACGAGTTCGATGAGACGGAGCTGATGAAAGAAACCCACAGGCTGCTTATCGAAGGCAAAGTCGAAGAAGCTAAACTCAATGCTCAAAAGGTAGAAGCCGTGAAGTATGTCAAACAATCCCTCAAAAAAGTCGAATACGGGATTCAGCGCGGACGAACTGATGGCGATAGCGTTTAAGCATAGGAAACCCCGTCAGTATCCATACTCCGTGAAGACAAGATACGGAAAGCAACTCGGTGAACAGTTCGTACCCAATCAAAGCTACAACCCGTCTGGCAACCTAGGACGCTAAATACAAGGCTAAATATAATCGTCCGCTCGTACGCTAACGGGCAAAACACTATGGCTGAAGAGCCTATCGCCGCGACAGAGGTGACTCCAGACACCACAGGCCCGGCACCTGAAACAACTGAAGTACAGCAGCCCGTCAGTGAAGACGCACAAACCCCTGCCAAGAGTGCTGACGAGAAGTACCAGCAGACCCTGACCGCTTTGCGGGAAGAGCGCCAGAAGCGCAAGCAGAAGGACTCCGAACTCGAAGAGCTAAGGGAACGACTGGCACGTATCGAAAGCAAAGAGGAAGAAGAGCCAGAAGAAGAGGAGGAAGCGCCAAAACGCTACCGACAGACAAAGGCTGAGGCCCTGTCAGAACTCGCAATCAAGCTCGTGAAGGACCCTGGTTTTAAGGACCGACTCGATCTCGTTGAAGAGAAGATGGCAATGGGAATGACGCTGGAGGCTGCCGATAACGCCGTACTCGCTGACATCGCTCGAAAGATGATGTCGTCTCCACAAGGCTCTAGTCCTCAAAGAGTTCCTAATTCAATCAATCCAACAGCTATACCAGAAGCACCATCAAAACGCCCAACTGGGAACGTGGTGGAAGACGCGATTGCTGGGAGACTCAACATCCCAGAAGAACAGCGTATCGCCATCATGCGACTTCGTGAAAGCGGGCGCTCTGGAAGCTAACTAAGGCAATGGCATCCATTACAGGTTTGCACACCCCGACCACCAATGCGGTAGAAGTACCGGAACTGTGGCCTGGTCTCGTGCTCGAATTTCAGAAAGAGAATCTCGTCATGGCCAATCTCGTCACCCGACGCGATATGGACGTGGCGAATGGTGGAGACATCATCCACTTCCCGGTGACTGCGGCGGCTTCTGTCGTTGCGTACACCAACGGCAAGCGTGTCACTGATAACCTCTCGGCTAACACCGACACGGAGGTTACGCTGACCATCGACAAGTTCTACTTCAGCGGTTTCCACATCCCGTATCACCTCAAGGCCCAGTCGAAGTACGACATCAAGGCTGAACGTGCCCGGGCTGCTGGTCACGCGATTGCAAAGCAGATCGACACCGACCTCGCTGCGCTCGCCGACTCTCTCACCACGACTGACATCAATGACGCCTCTGCAACCGACCAGGTTGACGACCTCGTTATTGCTGACATCGTTGGTGCGTTCACGACCCTGAACAACAACAATGTACCGGATACGGACCGCTCCTGGGTGTTCCATCCGTCAGCGTACGGCGAACTGCTCAAGATGACTGGTAACTACTTCATCTCTTACGACTTCCGAAACGGCAAGCCGCTGGAGAACGGACTTATCGGTCAGATTCTCGGTTCCAATGTGTACCTCTCGACCAACACGGACACTGTTTCTGACGGTTCCCCGGCCGAGACGGCGATCAACAACCTTTACTTCCACCGTCAGGCGTTCGCGCTTGCGATGCAGGTTACTCCGGAAGTTGACGACGTGTACGATGCCGATACGATGGGCGACCTCTTCAACGTGAAGACCGCTTATGGTGTCGCAATGCTCCGTGGCGACCACGGTGTCTGCATCCGCACTGTGAACGACTAACAACTCAATAGTTCTTAGGGGGTGGGAGTAATCCTCCCCCCAATAGAGCTAAAGAATATGAAGTACCGATACTGTAAGAGAGGCTGCCACATGACTGACCAAATGAAAGATGTCTGTCCATCGTGCGGTGGCCTGATGGCAGAAGTCGATGATAAAAGTATTGAGTCACTTAAGCGAGACCTGACACAAATGCAGATGGAGGCGGGACGGGACGCCGCAAGAGGGAGATATGTAAATAACCGGATATAGTTATGGCGACACAAGCCTCATACAAAACACTCGTCCAATCCGAGATTGATGACACCTCAGCGAAGCTCGCAACTGTCATAAATCAGGCGATTAAGGATGTCTATCAGGAGATTCTTCTGTATACAGCCAAGTGGTTGGTTGGTACGAGCCAGGAAACGCAGGTCGGATCGACTTCAGTGCGCTATGTGACCCCGACTGCATTCATGCAGATCACGGATGTCCAGTGGAAAGATGCCGGAGAGACGGATTATCGACAGCTTGACCCAATGGAAGAGCACGAATACCTCAAAAAGTACGTCAATACTGATACAGGAAGACCGACAAAGTGGTATGTGAATGGTTCTAAGGTATATTTTGACCGGATTCCCGACACGGTAGGTACGGCTCTCATAACTTACATACCAGTTCAGGACGAATTAACGGGCGATGAAGTCTCAGTTATCCCAGATCGCTTCACCAGAGTCCTACTTATGGGTGTTATATGGCGCGTAAAGGCCTATGAACGGCTCCCAGAGGCCACTGAATACAAGAAGTGGTACAAAGGCCCGTTTTCTGAACAGGGACGCATAGATGGCGAATTAGGGGCCATGATTCAAGAGCTATCAAGCAACCAACGAAGTAAGAAATTGAAGTTCTGGGGACGATAATATGCCTTTCCCGTCGAATCCATACCGAACGAAGAACCTTCCGAGCTTTCGCTTAGGAATGAACACACTCCAAGACCAGATGGAGATTTCGGACTTTGAATTGGCGGATTCTGAGAACTGGGATGTCGATGAAGACTCGCTTCTCATGTCAGCCGGGTATGTGCAGTGGGCAGATGACGCTGATGCCGGTCCTTATTGGGGGATTTTCCAGTTCGTAAAGTCCGATGGGACTCAAGTAAATATCAGACAGCGCCAAGGAACGCTTCAATACAACACCGGGGAGGCTGGATCTGGAGAGTGGACGACTTGTACGCTACCGACTGCTGGGTCTCCGGCAGCGACCATTACGCTTACCCAGTACCCATGCACTTTCGCTCAGTTAAATGACAAGGTTCTTTGGGGAAATGGGATTGACTCAACAATGCAGTCGACGGACGGAATAACATGGACCATACCGACCTATGGGAGTCCGGCACAGGAGCTTCCAAAGTCCTATGTTTTTAACAACGGGAAGAATAGGATTATATTCTTCAAACAAGATGCAAATAGGTTCAGAATCGACTGGTCGAACATCAATGACCCTCTTACGATAGACGCAGCGTCTTACGCTCTTGTCGATCCGAATAATGGACACGGCGTCCGTGGGATGGCAAAAACACCGATTGGCTCCACGTTGCTTTTCACGGCGGGTGCATTGTACGAGGTTTCCGACTATGTAGATAACGGGATTGTCGACATTAACTTGGTAGCGGATAATGTTCACCTCTCTTCCCACCAGTCAATCGTTACCACAGAGGACTCGGTCATTTTCCACGCTTACGACGGGATTTACGAGTACATCAACGGAGCAGTACGGAAGATTTCAGGCCGGATTAGCCCGACAGGAGACAACTTCATAATCAAACCGCATCTTGTTTGCGCTGTATACATCAACGGGACGGTGTATATGTCGACTCCTGACGTGAGTATTTCCCAGGATTACAACACGCAAGAGTGGATGATTCATAAATTTCTCGGACGAAACGACCCGCTTCAGCCGTATGTGATTATGAAGAATCAACGGTACTTTGGTTGCTATGGACTAATGTTTACTGACCAAGCTGACGAAGTTTACCTCACGCCAATTGTCGGAGATTCAAGACCATCAACACTGGGGAGTCCAGCCGTAACCAATAGTTTATTCGCATTCGTTATCAACTACAGGGACGTAGACCACGAGAATGGTCTTGACGGCTCGGCTCAGACATCGACGTTCACGACCAAGTTCTTTTCCGAGGACATCCCATTCCATGTAAAGCGATTCAAGAAAGCATTTGCCCAGTTTGAACTGGAGAATACCCTAACGTATACGTTGGAGTACCGATTCCAACCGTACGGTGAGTGGCAGTCATACGGAGCGACATTGACTCCAGAAGGTTCTCTTGACTTCCTGCTTGAAGATGACTCAGAAGGCGGGTTCTCTGAGGGGTTCTCATTCTCGCAATCAGAACTCGGTAACGTGGCTGTGCCGATCGAACACTCAAACACCTCAAGAGGTATACAGTTTCGAATGACCGTCTCGTCGATTCTCCCAGTAAGACTCTACGGTATGGCATTTAATTACTACACTAAACCGCAATTCAGATAAACTTATGTCAACAGTTATCACCACGTTTCCAGACGGTACTTACACGACATCCAACAAGCCTTCGGTTGAAACGCTGAAGACGGATATTCAAGCACTCGAAACAGGCCACAATGAGCTTGAAACACGCGTTATTGCTGCAACAACGTCAGCCTCCGGAACAGTCGAACTCGCAACCACAGCCGAAACGACCACCGGTACGGACGCCACTCGCGCCGTTACCCCAGACGGACTCCATGACATGACTTCTCTCGCCGGTGCAGCCTGGTTGAAAGATGAAGACAACATGGCATCTGACTCAGCGACAACTGTTCCTAGCCAACAGAGTGTGAAGGCGTATGTAGACACTTCAATCGCTACACAGACAAGCAAGACATACGTTACACCAGTAATCAATACGTCAATTTCTGGTACGGCGATTGCTTCTGGAGCAGAAGTAACCACTGGAACGGACGACACGCAGATTGTCACGCCCAAGGCGCTAGGGGACGCCGGAGTGAATACTCGTCTGAAGTCAAAAGTCATAACAGCCACCAGGGATTTAACTGCTGCATCTGGCAATGTCAGCTATACGGGTGTCGGTTTTACCCCTACTGCTATCGTTTGCTTTGCCAACATAGACAACACTGGAACTTCCGCTTATTTCTCTTTCGGAGCAGTCGATAGCGCGAAGACCGAGGGTGGGTTGCAATACGAACACGAAACAGCCGTGAGATCAACCGCAACACTGGTATACATTCAGCCAGCCGCTAGTAATAACCAAACGGCTGTTGTCGATAGTTTCGACGCAGATGGATTTACTCTGACATGGACGAAAGCCAACTCACCGACCGGAACAGCTCAACTCGTATTCATCTGTTTCAGCTAGTATGCAAAGAGACGCCTCACAAGTTAAGAAACGACATGGATCGGACTTCAACGCACGAGGTCAGCAGGTTCGGCGTGTCGGGAAGCCACTAGAAGACGATGATGCGCTTACCTGGTCAATCCCTGAATACACGACAGCGGAAAGGGACGACCTCCCAGTAACGACGACCAGTTTTCTCCTGATATTCAACTCAACGACATCGAAACTTAACTTTTACGACGGCGCGGCATGGCGGGTCGTAACATCCACCTAATATGGCATACGAAATCAGTCCTGACGCACAGGCAGTAATCAATCAAGCCGGACAAGGGGCAATGGAATATGTCCAGGGCCTTAGTGGCTTTGGCAATAAGCTGACTTCCGGTGAAGCCACTCGTGCTTTGTCAAATTTCAAAGCGACTCCGACTGTCGGCCAACAGGTTCAGACTGGAATTGCTCAACTCGGATCTCAGCAGTATCAGTTCGACCCCAATCAGTATCTCCCAGCCATTCAGGGACAGGCCGAATCCATCTATAGCCCGCAACAGGCTCAGCTTGAAGCTATCCGCCAACTGCAACAGGCCTCGTATCAGGATGTAAAAGTACAGACAGAAAAAGACTTTCAGAAGCGGCTACAGCAGGAAGTGGAGGCGGTGAACGCTCGGGGTGCTTTCTTCTCTGGCGGGGCAGTCCAAAACGAACAAGACATCCGAAGCTCACAGCAGTCGGCTCAGACACAGCTCGCTCTCCAATTCGCCGCTGGACAGTATGGAAACTACGCGCAGCAAGCCGCCCTCGCAGCCGAAAAGACACAGTTTATACAGGATAGGTTGGTAAACGCAGAGTCGAGTGCTTACGCTCGATGGACAGACCAAAGAAACTTCAGTCTTCAAGCTCTTCAAACCCAATACAGTGTTTACGCAAACGAAAGGGACTTTGCTCGAAGTGTGTTTGAGTCAGACCGAACATTTGAACAGCAGCAAAAACAGTTTGAGCAGACATACGATATAACATCAGAGCAGTTCAAAATGGCAAAGCAGGAGTTCAATATCGACATGAAGATAAAGGGTCTATCCTACGACCAAGCACTGAAAAAGTTTAAGGAGTCGACTGCCAATAAGAATACTGGTGTCTTGGGAACTGACGAGTACGGAAATGACATCGAGCAAGGCTCATGGGACGATTGGCAGAAAACGCATACCAACTCTACTGTTACTCTAGCTCCCGGAACATCTGCTCCATCCGGAGGCATATACCAAGGTGCTGATGGTACCATTATGTATCCGAATGGTAATAAAGTTAAAATAGCCTTCTAATATGGCAACTGAATATCAGACAACTGCAACGAAAAATCCATATGCGCCAAATGCGCAGAAGGCTAAGTTTCGATCTACTCTAGGTGAGATAATGCGGAAACGCAAAGACCCAGAATACGCCCGTCATGTGCTAACGGATGTCATGGGAATAGACGAGGCCATTGTAGACCAAGAGCTGGTTCGGTATCAGGCGGTTTCAGCAGGTCAACCGGCACCACCGGAACAGGCGTTAGCTCCTGAGCTTTCCAGCCCGCAGCAGCAACGAGTGGATGCAATCAATACAGTCTCTTCTCTAATGAAGAACTATCGTGACTTATACGATAAATACACGACTGACGACGGACTAGGGATTCAAATTACTGGGGAACAGGCAGCAGAATTAAAGACAGCGAAGTCAACTATTGAATTTGCCATCGCAAACGCAGTTGGAACAGGAGCCTTGCAAGCTGCTGACCGTGCGGTTGTTCAGGATTTACTACCAGACCCAACGGGTATTCTAAGCGGACTTGGAATTGCTGTTCGTGGTGGTAAAAAAGGTGCCTTAGCCTCGATTGACACCGCACTTGCACAGTTCAAAGCATCCAGAGAGACTATCGAAACTGGAAAGGCCGTACCAGTCGGTCCAATAGGAGCAAAAACACCTCCAGAAAACGGGAGCCTAAAAGTGGACACAAATAAAGAAGTGAATCTGAATACACCAGAAGAAGCAGCTAAGTGGGTTCAGCAGTTTCCAGACGACCCACGAGCGGAAGAGGTGAAGAAATCACTGGAGAGGGTCGGTTTCAAACCGAGCCAAGAGATGATAGATAGTTCAAGACAAGCTGTCATACAGGACCTTGTAAAGCAGGGCGTATCAGACCCAGTTGAGATCAAGAAAATGCTGGACGAACAGTCGAGTTCACAAGGACTAGGGCAGTCAGATTTCAGCCTAGAAGAAATTAAGAAACTATCTGGCGCACCAAGCACTCCAAGTACAGGTACAAACACTGACTTCATAGCTCTAGGTGGGGCAGCTGGAGAAAGCATTGGTTCGTTTACTGGTGGAAACAAGATTGGTGAGGCTATAGGCAACATTGTTGGTGGAGCTTTGGCAAAATACGGTGACGCTGGCAGAACCTTCCAAGACACTCTCGCTAAATTGGCAGAAGCAAAAGCGAATGGGAAGATTACTGAAGAACAGTTCAACAAAGCAGTTGCCATTCAAGAAAAGGGTGCTAAAGAGGCTTTTGGGTATAACGGGCCATCGCTCCGTGAAGTCGCTGGAGACGCTGTAAAAGCTGCCATCACCGTGCTTGGTGGAGCAGAAGTAAAAGGTGCAACATTTTTAGGGACAGTCGGTAGGGCTGCTCTCTGGGGTGGTGCGTACGGAGCCGCTGATGCACAATCACAAGGGAAGGGAATGGCTGATACGCTCAAAGAGTCGGCGACTACTGCTGCTCTTTCTATTCTTTTCCCAATAGCTGGGGCTGTTGGGAGTAAGCTGCGGACTACGGCTTTTGGAAAGAATACTCCAGCCGAAGCATTGGGAGAGATTCTCCAAGGGAAAACCAAAGACCTGACCGCCGGGCAGAGGGTCTTTAAGGTACTCGATACAAAAGGTGTTGAGACATACGACCAGCTTGGACAGCGAACGGACGACTTCATTAGCGCCAGCGCACAGAAAGTCGACGAACTCCTTGGTAAAGACACCACGGTTCGGACGCTGGATGCTTTAGCAACTAAAGGCAAGACTCTCGGTGGGAAGGTAGTTTCTACCAATTACGTCGAGAAAGCTATGCAGCAACTCCAAGAACTCTACACGAAGGTTGGAGATGGTGTTTCGGCTGCTAACATGAGAGAGTTGCTTCAGAAGGCACGATCGCAAGGTTTGACTAACCTCGAAGTGAACCAACTGGCCCGCAAGTATAATATCGAGTTTGGTGACAGGGCCTTTAATAAGGTTGGTGATGCTTTGACCAGCGTCAACTCTCAGATGTATGAGACTGTCCGTAAAGGTCTTAAGGACGTTGCGAGAAGTGGACTCAATGGAGAAGCAGCTAAGAACCTTGATTCACTTATCAGTGATGCGTACTCGGTACGAACCCTTATCCGAAAGAACATCGAAAAGGTGAATGCTCTGGATCAACGAGTGGCTAAACGAAGCTGGGGCGAAAAGATTGGAAGAGGATTAGGGATTGCAACAGATACCATCACAGGTGGACTCCTTTCAGGATTCGTAAAGAAGTTCATCCCCAGTAACGTTGGTCTCAAGACACTCAATGCACTTGATTTGGAACAGGCACTCTCAAAAAACTTGAGAATCCTTGAGGAAGCGACCAAGGCGGAAACACCTGGCGCACTCATAAAGGCCATCAAGAAGCTTAATCGTGGGATCGTCAACAAAGTTAAAGGCAAAGGCGGCCTCTCTCTTCAGGATGTAACAAAACAACCAGGATATGACCCTCTCCTCCAAGAAGCCAGGAAGTATAAGAGTGCAGAGGAGTTTGTGAAGGCACAGGGAGATACTTTTTATCATGGCGGTACACCAATAAAAGAAGTGGGCAATATGCGAAGTCGTTGGAAGGCATTTTATATGTCTGAAAACCCGACTTACGCCAAGTCTCATGGTGGTAACGGCTCAAGCCTAAATGAGATGGTTCTCTCCAAAGGAGCCAAGATGGCTGACTTGCGTAAACCAAGTGAAGAACTTATTGCTCAACTAGACCAAGCAACAAAGGGGAGAACAACTGGGAAAACATTTAACATCCAAAAACCGGATGGCTCAACTGTCGGCGTCTCTGAAGTTATCGACCGACCTGACTTTGGTGCGTATACACAAAAACAAGTTATTGAAGGGATAAGACAAGGTAAAGCTCACTTCGCGGAAGAACCAGCCATAAAAGAAGCACTGAAAAAACTTGGCTATGACGGGATGATTACGCAGGAGAGTAAGTTTGGAGCAAACTACGGCGTATGGAATAAGAATGTCGTCAAAACCAAATCCCAACTCACCGACCTCTGGAAGAAAGCTCATGGAGAGACTAAGAGAGGATTTGGTACTGGCGCAGGGAGAATGAAGAACGAGATGGAAAAGATTAGCCTCAATGTTGGTGAAGTCTACACGAAAGGAAAGAAGATTAAAGAATCTATCCTAAACGAGTTGGCGGATTTTACCGAATACGCTGCAAAGCAGAAACAAGGCAGTAAGATAGAGAGAATACCTGAAGAAATCAGGGCGAGGGCTATCGCAGAGAAGCTCGGAATTAACCCCGATGTATCAAACTGGATGCTATCAAAGAAGTTTGGAAAGCTCCTCAAAGAAAATAACTGGAATAGATAAGCTATGCGACCAGACGAAGTAAATCTTGACGAAGAGTTTGGGCCAGAACTACCAGAAAAGGTAGAGGTGGTTAATTTCCCACAGACCGAGAAGATAGGCGGACTCATCTCAGACCTAAAGGCGGCGATCGAGGCAATCGAAACGAATGTCTCTGTTAATGTCGGAACCAGCGAACTGGCAGAAGTCGTCAAGGGTCTTGAGGCATGGCAAATCACTACAGTCGAAGCGATTAACGCTATCCCACATCCAGTCGAACCGAAAGACTACACCAAGAACCTAGAGGAAATAAAGAAAGCTCTGAAGAAAGACGTGGACTTCGCCCCTGTCGTCGCTGCGCTCTCTCGTCTAGAGGCAAGGGAGACAAAAGTAGAAGTCCCAGGGTTCACCGAATTGAAAGAAGCTATTGCATCAGTTGGTGAAAAGATTGACAATATAAAGGGGTTTGAAATACCAGAAAAGCTCATTTATAAAGACCAGATTAAGGTTTCTGTAGACCGGAGCGGTTCGGGAGGAGGAAACATAGATACCTCTTTGCTGGCGACAGCTGCAAAACAGGACACAATCGTTACTGCCCTTGGTGAATCCGCCATCGCCGCTACTTCAGTAGACGCTTCTTCAGTTGGTGACAATGTGATTGTTTCAATCACGAATACCCCAAAGCTCTATTATGTCTGTCTTTCCGCCAACGGAGCCAACAGTGCTGACGTGACGGCCATCGTGAAAATCGGGGCTACGACGAAGTACAAGGTTTCTCTCAAGGCTGGGGCTATCTGGGCCAGGAACATCGGGGCTGAAAAGAGATACGTCACTGGGAGTGCAGGGGATGATATAATCGTTAATTTGTCGGCTGCGGAGACGGTACACGTCTCAGTAGAATACGCTGACGCAGCATAAACTATGGCACGCTTAGCAATCGAACAACTCGTCACCACGCCCTCGACACTCAACTACCTGTCTGAGAGTGCTTACGATTACACGAAATGGAACCTTGGAAAAGGTCTCATTTACAACGCCGGAGCCACAGCAATCGACAAATACATCGCTCCTGACTTCCAGGCCATCCGACCGATGGAAGAATCGACCGCTTTCGCTGTTACTCAGATATACGCCCACAATCACTCTTCGACTATCTGCTATGTGTTCGGAGTAGAAGCCCTCACAACCGCCGTTGCCACTCGTCGCGTCCACCTTTGGGAATTGAACCGAAAGACTGGTGCTCGCTCATGGAAGGGGTTTATCACCATGACACTCCTGACGGCAACCGCTCACACCGTCCGAAACTTCACGATGGATGTGAAGGAGGAATCGACCGGAACTATCGCTGTTTCAGGAACGACTGTTACTGGTACAAGCACCCAATTTGCTACCAATAAAGTGGCCGTCGGAGCGAGAATCGGATTCGGTTCGACTGACCCGTCAGCCATCACCACCTGGTATCGAATATCTGCCCGTGGTTCTGACACGTCCCTAACTCTCTCAACAAGTGCTGGGACTATTTCTGCCGGAACTGCTTATGTCATTCAAGAGTTCCGTCCTGTCTATACCGCCACGAATGCCACGACCACGAACGGAGGGACACACTACGGAAAGGGTATCTCAATAGAAGACTTCGTTCCTGGTGGAACGACTATTGCTGTTGCTGTTTCAACGGACGATGTAAAGGCGATGTACTGGCTCAAGGATGCAGCAACTCAAACAAACATTGCGGCTGCCGGAGCTTCACTTGACCGTGCCTCTGCTACCCCGACGAGTCTCGATATGTATGTGCTCGACCTGGTATCAGCTGGTAACTACAAAGTCTATAAATACAATATCCGAGCGGCACTAACGGTCGCCTCTGGTGCTTCGGTCTCTGCCTGGACACTCACTACCGGAAACCAAGCCGTTACAGGAACAGGAAGCCAGAACGCAAACCTTTGTATTGCTACCGCCGGACACGGACTCGGAAGCGGAGTGAAGTCACTCTACTTTGTCACAACGACTCGTTTGTATCGAGCTGCCGTCGCCAATATCACTTCTGGCAACACTTCCTGGCAGTCTGATGTCATTGCTGAAATCCCAACCGGAGGTACATCGACCTTCGCGGCTACTTCAGGTCTTTCGACCATCGAATACATGCCGTCGATTGATGCCTTCGTCATCGGAACAACAAGTGCTACTGGGAACTTCTCCTATGTTTCCCAGTACGTCGCATCAGGGAATCAATTCCAGCGACAATTCGGACGAGACTACAAACACCAAGACCAGTCGCTCAAAGATAGCGGACACCCGACTATATTCTCGAACCAAATCCTCCCGATGGCGTTCACTGATGCCGGAGCCAACAGACTCTTCGTCTGCAAACAGGGAACAACTGCTCTGAACAACCAAATCTATGTCATGGCTTTCGGTGCTGACTGGGAGTACGCCGCCGCCTCTTCTGGCCGTCTCATCTCGCCAGAAATCCCGACTCCAAACGCTCTCAAGTACTACAGAATCTTTGCTAACGAAGTGCGGTTTGTAGGGAGTGCCGCTCTCGGAAAGCCGACTGAGCCCTATCGCATCTACGCCCGAACAGCGAATATCACGACTGACGCAACGACTGGCTGGACACTGATTGAAAACACGAACGACCTCTCAGCCTTTGCTGGAGCTTCGTCGATTCAGTTCGCTATCGAATTCCGGACTATCGGTGAATCATGCCTCCCAGCAAGAATCCTCGGTCTCAACCTTTCCTATGAGGACAACACTTCTGACAGCCACTTCGCGCTCTCGGTAGCAGAATCAAGCCTCGCCAGCAAACAATTCTCGTTCTGGTTTGCCACAGCCTTCGGCGGAACCGTACCGAAGCTCTACATCCGACTCTATGACGCAGTCACAGGAGGGCTTCTCGACACTGACGACAGCGTGGCTCAAGCAGGAACATGGGAGAAATCAACGGACGGAGTGACCTACGGAGCCTACAACTCAACAGACCGTGGAAACGACACCACCTATATCCGCTACACCCCAGCCTCACTCGCTGACGGAATACAAGTAAGAGCAGAATTAACACAAGCATAATGGCACTCCTCGACATAGTCACTACCTTTGGACAGTCTCCAGTCCTCGCTTTCGCAAGAGGAGATGTTGGAACTGTGATTGACATGACCTCACGAGATAACGAGTTTACGACACCAAGATTAGGAGTGGGGCAGGTTTTCCCTGGGGTAGGGGATGTTGATCTAGGAGTAACCTATGGGCCAACAGGAGCTGACTACACAGGAACACTCGAACAACCAGCCGTAACAGATGTATTGGTCGGTGTGCAGTATGGTGCTGGTGGGACAGAGTTTACCGGTGAAGCTACTGGTGGAGGAGGATTCATATCGATAATAAATGAGTAGTATGAAAGTCGGCCAAAAAATATACACGATATACGGCTATCTCGTCGTAACCGATAAACGCTACTCGGCTGTTTCAAACAGCGTGGTTTGGTACGGGATGGATCAGTTTGGAACTGAATATGCTATCACGAAAGAAATTCTGAGAGAAGAACCGAAAGAAGTGGAGGAAAAAGAACCAGCTATTGAAGATGATTTTGGAATTAAGTTCATAGCACGGGCAATTAAACTGAGACGCGGTATAAAGGGTGAAAAAGGCGATCGTGGGCCAGTCGGACCAGCCCCGTCAGACTCTTACCTACTGAGTCTCATACGGCCACTTATCCCAGCTCCGCTAAAAGGAGAGAAAGGAGACGCACCGACCGCAGAAGAACTGTTGGCAATCATAAAGCCTCTCATACCTAAGCCGAAAAACGGAAAAACGCCTACAAAGACTGAGTTGCTGGCACTGATTAAACCGCTTATTCCAGAGCCAAAGAAAGGTGAGGACGGTTTAACAGCGTACGAAATAGCGAAAAAGAACGGGTTTCAAGGAACCGAGAAAGAATGGCTGGCTTCTCTAAAAGGAAGAGACGGACTTAACGGTCTAAACGGAGGTGGAGGTGGTATCCACGAGATCAAACACGCCACGGACGTTGCGATTTCTAGTCCAACAAATGGTCAGGCATTAAAATATAATGCTACTACAGGGAAATGGGAGAACGGTACTGTTTCTGGTGGTTCTGGTACTCCTGGTGGTTCCGATACTCAAGTCCAATTTAATGATGGCGGGGCTTTTGGCGGAGAGGCAGGATTCACATACAACAAAACAACCGATACTGTAACGGTTAGCTCAGCGAATGCTGACGCAATTGTTCAAGCCGGAGACAACGAAGTGAACATCGGAGCATCAAGCGATGATGCCGTGAATATCGTTGGGAATAACCAGGTCATTTCCACCTTCAGCGGCTGGGAATACGGGGCGCAAGTTCTCCAGCAGTGGTGGGGCGACAAGACCATTCTCCTGGTTTCAGCGCCATCGGCTAGCCCGGAGGAATCGACTGTCACCACGATGCTTGATTTGGGTAGTGGAAATAAGGAGTGGGTAGACTGGACAATCGAGGATTACGCAGGGGTGGACCATAAGGCGTCTATCAATATCGCCAAAGCTGGGACTGGAACAATTGTCCCATTTGTCATCCGTACTTGGGACCAAGACGCTGGAACAGTTGCCGCAGTCGGAAAAGAGTATTTCACCATCACACCTTCATCGGAAGTCGTCATCAATGAGTCAAGTCAGGACGTAAACTTCCGCGTCGAAGGCGATACAGAAGCTAATCTTATTTTTGCCGATGCTGGAACGGGAAGGGTGGCTATTGGAAACAATGCACCTGCAGCAAGACTTCATGTTACTGATGTGCAGGACTCGTCCTCAGTTCAAGCCGCCATATTCGAGGGAAACCGAGCAACGCCAGCAACGAATGACCAGGTTTACGCCTCTTTCAAACTATCAGACTCGGCAGGAAATCAAGACGAATTTGTAAGAATAACAGCCAGGGCGACCGATGTTACATCGACATCTGAAGACGCAAGGCTTGGTTTCTCACTTATTGAGGCCGGGTCATTGACAGATGAGTTGTATTTGACTGCATCAGCACTTACTCCAGCAACTTCTGCCGGACTTAATCTTGGAAACTCAACAGAACCGTTCTCGAACGTGTTCCTAGCTGCCGGAGCAGGTGTAAACATGGGTAACGGAGACGTAACAGTAAATAATCCAGCGACGAATGTTCTCCGATTCTCTGGTGCGTCAAGCGGATTCGAGTTCACTGATGGTCCAATCATTCCGGTTACAAGCGATGGAGTTGCGTTAGGCACTACGACAAAAATGTTCTCCGACCTCTTCCTCGCTTCTGGCGGCGTTATTAATTGGAACGCCGGAAACGCGACGCTGACCCATTCGGCAGGACTCCTGACGTCGAATGTCCCTCTTAGTCTTGGGACTTCCAACGCCCTTACCTCAGGAACTATCGAACTCGGCCACGCTTCTGATACCACTCTCTCCCGTTCGGCGGCCGGTGTTCTTGCTGTCGAGGGAGTCGTCATCCCATCAATCTCTTCAACAAGTACTCTGACGAACAAGCGCGTTACTCCACGAACCGGCACGACTACTTCCTCTGCTACCCCGACTATTAACACGGACAACGTAGACTTCTACTCTCTTACTGCCCAGGCTGCAGATATTACCTCATTCACCACGAACCTTTCAGGAACGCCGACCGAGGGGCAAAAGCTCTGGATTGCGATTACAGGTACGGCAGCGAGAGCGATCACATGGGGGTCTTCATTCGAGGCTTCGACTGTGGCTCTCCCGACTACAACCGTTTCAACGAACCGCCTTGATGTAGGGTTTGTCTGGAACACGGTCACTTCTAAATGGCGCTGCGTGGCGACATGCTAATATGGCCTACTCAAACGGATACACTTATCGGAAGAAAATTACCGTAGACGCCACCAAGGTATCTGGGGCTGGTTCTCTTACAGATTTTCCGTTTCTCGTTTCTCACACTGACGCCGCGTTGAAGACGACTGCTAACGGCGGGAAAGTTGAAAATTCATCTGGTTACGATATCCGTTTTGAAACCACCGGTGGCACAGAACTCGACTACGAGCGGCTTCTCTATGTCGCAACGACTGGACAAATAATCGCTTGGGTACAAGCGACGATAGATGGCACAACGAGCACGGAGATTTACCTGTACTACGGAAATTCGTCTATTTCCACTGACCAATCTGACCCGACAGGAACATGGGATGCAAACTATAAAGGTGTCTGGCATATGACCGAAGACCCGTCCGGTTCTGCTCCACAACTCCTCGATTCGACATCGAACAACTACGACATGACAACAGCCGGGTCGATGACGTCTGGCGACCTCGTGACTGGTCAGATATATAAGGCCATAGACTTCGACGGAACAGATGATGAGGCAAAGAACACTGCTTGGGCTTCAGTCATCGATGAAAATGACGCATTCACTATTGAGCACTGGTTCAACATCTCCTCTACCCCAAACTCTCAGATGGTGGCCTGGGGTGAGGCTGGGGCAAATAACCTTGCTTCTACTGGTACCTATGGAAATGAAATTGGGTATCTAGGGTATGCAAACGACCACGTTGTTTCTGCTGCCCCTTATGACGACGGCGCTTGGCATCACCTGGTTGTCACCCACGATGGGTCAACAATGAAGGTATTGATTGATGGTTCACAGGTCCTTTCTGATAGCACCACAACTGGGATAAACGCCTCACAAGACCTCTACTTCGCCAGATGGAAGGACGGAGGATTCTACCCAGCAAAACTGGAAGAAATCCGTATCTCTACAGGCGCACGGAGCAACGACTGGGCCATCACTACATACGAAACAGCAAAGAATCCCAGCACTTTCTATTCGCTCGGTACGGAGGAAACATCTAGCGCTACAGTAAACAGTAATTTCTTTATGTTTTTTAACTAAACCACTATGCCACGCAAAACAGCAGGTAGAATCGTGCCGAAGAGTGCTAAGCAGATCGCCGCAGCCACAAAGACCATTCTCGCCTACGAATGGAAGGACGACTCCATGAATATCATGCGTGGATTCGTTATGGGATTCGCCGTTTGTTTCATCGCCGCTCTGATTGTGATGAGTGTATGAAGTCCACGGAGTTTCACGAGCTAAAGGACATGATTGAATCGCTCGCACTAGCAGCGAGGCAGTCTGGCGTCCCATCAGCCGTGCTCCTTGAAATAAGGAACAAGTTGGACAACCACATAGCTATCCACGAAGAGGACATACGAAAGATAAACGAGAAGCTTGACCCGGTATATAAAGCCTTTCAAACGGCTTCTGGATTCAAAGCTACCGTTCTTCTTATCGCCACTACTCTTGGTGGAATCTGGGCGTCTGTAGAAGCATTCAAGAAACTTACGGGGAAGTAGGACTTTCCCCCCTGCCGCACGGTAGAGGGGAGGGCCTTCGGGGTAACAGCCGATTCGTCGGCTCCCTCCGCCAACAGTTCTTTACTTAGGAGAAGGTCGTGAAAGGCCAAAAGCTCCATGAGCTGCAAGAAAAATACACCATAAATGGATTTTGCATCATTTGTGGAAAAGGGTTCCAGTACCCATACGGGCGCTGGCATGTCGAAGGTCAGCTTCAATCAGGCACTTGCTCAAAGGCCTGCGAAGCAATACAGGAGAAACGTCATGTCGATCATCAGACTTGCGGTGGAAACACTCGGTCGGAAGACCAACCAGAGCATCAGGGAAATCCTGGCAGCCGCCTACTTCAAGAAGTACGGCAAGCCCATGCCTGAATCCTCTCTCATGGAAGATGTGCGCCGTTGGAACAGCGGCGAGTGCAACATCTCGTATCTCTACGACTTTGTAATGAGTACGGAAACGTCCTCATGAACTCCTGACCTCAGCCATGTCTGGGGTCCCTATTTCCCAGCCTAAGTCTCATACCGCTTGGGCTAGGGAATGGGCCAAAGACCTGATGCCACTTGTATCAGGCGTTAATCCTCGAATCAGAAACCTATAAATGAGTCAGAATCAATCAGAATTATTCGCTGGTTTGTTGGGGGTCTGTTGTGTGTCGTTGTTATCGCTGTTTGTCTACTCGTTCTGGGAGTAAGGTGGGCGACTCAAGAGCCATCATTCATCGAGCCAAGGGTGATCGCCAGTAAGAAGTACGAGCCAAACCCAAGACCGATGAA